CTGGTCATTCAAATCGATTCCTACACTCCTGAGTTTCCGACGAATCACGCCACCATATCCTTTCTGAAGGAACATATTCAGATCGGGTTCGATGGCGATGACCCTGTCGGTCTTGGAGTTCTTAGGGACTGTGGTAACCTTGTTGCCTGGTACTAGGTTGAAGATAATCTCAGGTGGGAACCTGAAGTAGTCTGCAGCCCAGTTCCCCGATGGAATATGGCCCGAAAGGATTTCGAACCAACGGGGAACGCGATACACTGCGCACCAAGCAAGCAAGGCCGCGTCTTGCGTGACGTCGGGTTTAGACCCGATCTTAAAGAAGGCGTCCCCGCGGGTACGTCGTTTGGACGTACTGGCGCCCGGACCAAAACCACTGCGATCTTCCACTTCTGACCACGGAATGTGGTCACCAAGTAGGCGCGATATTGTTCGGCGTGCTGTTTCCAGCACGGCGAACCAAGAGAGCCCTCCCGGGCTCCTTGTATCGGCCCCGATCGTTTCATTGACCAGGGAGCAGTGATTCTCCATCTCCAGGAATTTCGATATAGCGACCTTCTTACGGTCGATACCTTGTATCTTGAAAGGATACTTGGATACTACTTCTTCACAGAGGTAGCAGTCTCGAAATTCACTGGGTGTCTTACACTCGCTTAGCGAGTGCGCGACCCCCAGCTCCGCCCTAAGGCGATCTGGAATGGAAGCGAGGAACGATTCCACCTTCCCTACCGAAGTAGGAGCACGCACACCCAAATTACAATAAGGTGTTTTCACAAGGTTTTACTCCTCAGTGAAATGCTGCCGAGACCCCTCTTTCGAGGGAGGACTTAGCCGTACGTCGCTTCGAGGTTCTGGAACGCAGCGATAAAGTTCGCATGCGAGACCCAGGCCGCGAAACGAAGGTAGGCGTCGGTCCGCTCGGCGAGGGTGGACCCAGGTGCGAAGGTAGCGTTGACTTCAAAGCCGATTTGGCGCAAGAAGTCACCGGCACAGCCGCACGAGGAGTCCTCGCCTTTGACCACGGGCGTCACCATCCTGGTGTACGCGCGGTAGTTCTTGGCGCCAGACGAAGGAGGCGTGACCGACAGGGCAAGGACACCGAACGAATTCGGTACCCCGCCACTGCGCTCGAGCCACTTCGTCATTCCCTTCTCGATTGTCGAGGGGTTGTAGACCTTCGTATTGAGGGTCACATTGGCAAAACTTGCCATGTTGGATTTCTCCTAGGTGATGTGCGTTACCGCACTTTGCCGTTGAACGCCTCATGGAGCAACGATAGACTGTTGGCCACTCGGGTCTTCGACGAGAACGGGTTCCGAAAACTCGGATACACCGGCCACGGAGCAGCGGAGTGCACGTATCGATTAAGGTGGAATCCTCTGTATTGGATCCCACGCACATCCCCGTCTATCCACCAATATTCGGTTGGTGGGCAAGCGGAGAAGTCGTAGTGCGAACCGCGTCCGCGGACTTTGATCCTTCGGCTCGTGGTGCCGCCATGGTAATCCCAACCATAGTCGGCATCGAGTAG